GCAACTGTCATTTGAATTGGGTCTCCGCCATTTCCTAAAAGTTCAATGATTGTAGGTAAAGCCATAATTAATTCAAGAATATGTTATATTTAAATCTTTTCTTTTAGATATGAAAGCCAGTTCCTTCAAGCATTTTATTGACTCTATTCTTTTTCTCTGTTTCGTAGTCAACTACCGTCGGAACTTGTCCGGCCATACTTTGTCCGCCAACTGCTTGTTCGTGCTTTGCTTTCTCTAATCTCTCGGCGATCTGCTTTGCTTCAACATTTGCTTTTTCTAATCTTTCTGTTATTTCTTTAGCCTCTGCAAGTGTCATGTCTGCCATACATATTAGAGTGCATACTTATTTATAAATCTTTTGTTTAAGAAAAAAATACTACTTTTCCAATTCCAACACTTAAAATTGCCGCCATATAATATCCGATTTTTTTCAGCCATTTAACATCACCTTCTATGCTCGTCATTCTGTGATTTAACGCAGTTGTAAAATCTTCAAAAGATTTTTTTGTGAAAGGAACTGTGTAGTCTACCATTTGTCAACCACCGCTTTTTGTTCTGCTGTCAATTGAGAGTAGGGAATTCCGAATAAATAATTTGAAATTGAATCGTAATCTACATTGTCTGTTACAGTGTAAGTTTGATCACTAACTAAATCTCCTGACTTCGTCGCTTCATATCCTCCACTTGTGTGGAGTAATCCGAAGTTAAGTGAACTTGGCAATTCATAAGTTGTTGTTTCTGAAGTTGTTGTGCTGTCTTCATACAAAGCATCTCGCGCTTCTGCTCCTGCTGTCTTAATATCCTCTAATTGTTGCTGGAGTGCGATTGCATTTTCTGCATATTGTTGGTTTGTAAGTTCTTGCTGGTATAATTTTGCAATTGTTGAATAAGGATTTGCAGTTACATACTCGCTTATTTCGTCGTCTGTTGCTAATCCTGCATTAATCTTTAATAAGATAGATTCCATTCTTAATTCTTTTTCTTGATTAACTGTTGCAGTTGCCATTGATTCTTCAATTATTTTACTTGCTGCTGTTGCCTTAACACCTGATGCCATAAAATATCCAATCGGGCCGAGATACATATAAAGTTTATCTGTTGCAATGTCGTCGTAATAATCTTTTAATTTCTTTGCAGTTGCATAATCTCCGTTTTGATTTGCGTCTGTGATTGCGAATTGCAATGATGCTTCTGCATCTCTGTGTTCATTTGCTGCAAAACTTCCAGTTGTTATCCAAGTGGCTAATGCTCCCGCAACCCATAGTCCTGTTTTAGAATTTGATTTTACTAAATCAAGAATCGCTTTGAATTTTTTAGTTGTTGTTGCTGTGTTAACTGCAATTCCTGCAACTGAAGTTACTGTGTTTCCTGCTGCAGCGGCAGCATTTACTCCAGTTAAAATTTCATCTCCGTTCTGAATTGCATTTGCAACTTTTTCATATCCTTGAATCATATTGTTTGCCTTTGATAATGAATTGGCATATTTTACTGAATTTGCAATGTCGTCTGTTTTATCTAATAATCCAACTGTTCCACCCAAACTACCTATTGCGCTTCCAGCCAAGTTAAATCCTGGAAATGTGGACGCGGCGACTCTTATGGGATTACCTTCTGCGTCGGTGTTTGGAACACCAGTTAATGGATTTACTTCTAAATTATTTCCGAAGATTAAATTATATATCTTTTGTCCTGCACTTAATTTTTCTCCCTCTTGAGCAGTTACACTTGTTCCTGATTGAGCGCCGCTTAAAATATTCGCAGCAGTTGATAATAATTTTTTGGCATTTGAACCTGATGTTCCTGGAATTTGAATTTCATTTCCTCCAGTTGTTGTCGCTAATTCTTCCTGGATATTTCCAGTTGGAACTAAATTAGTTGATGTCTTCGCAGTTCCTGAACTTTTTGAAACTCCTTTTACTCCGCTTTCTCCAGTTGCTGGAACTGAATAACTTGTTCCTTTGCTAACCTTGCTTACTTCTTCAGGCTTAACTATAACACTTCCCAGTTGAGTTGTCTTTTTTCCCGACAAAGAACTAACTGCGTTGCTGACTGTGCTTCCTATTCCTTTCAATGCATTGCTGATTGAAGAACCGATTGAACTAAATATATTTGCCATTTATTTTCTCATCATTTGTGGAATTAATTTATTTGGTTGATTTGTTAATTGCTGAAGTGTTCCGTCTTTTGCCTGGTCTGATAAAAGATTATTTTGCAAACTTGCTGGGAATGTTAAATTTATTTCCAAATTCAATTGATTTAAAACTTGTTCTTCAATAAATAATTGCGCTTCTTCAATTGTCTGCTCAAATGCTAAATATGCAACTTGCCCTGCTGTCTGTGTAATTTCTTGAGAACCACCGATAATTATTTGCGGAACTCCGACTGCCTGATAGAAATAATTATTTAACATTTGAATCCAGGACTTTGGATCAAACGAAGCGTTTGCTGGAACACTCGCCAATTCAGATTGAACTGCTCCTTTTGGAACAAAAATATCTTCACCTTCTCCCTTACTCGCTGCAACTTTTGCTTTGAATAAAGCAATCTTTGCGTCGTTGTCTGAATCTAAATGCCAAACTCTAACTGGATAAACATTTCTGTGAAGTAATTTTCTGTAATCTGTCATTGCTTCATTTCTTGCTAAAATAATCCATTCAACTGCGTCAATTATTGAAACTCCGTGAATCTCGTCGGCGACTCTATTTCTCATCAAGTGAAACATATTTTCTTTAGTAAACTTTTTTGCTTCTCCACTTGAAACTGATTGCTCGTATTCAACTATTATTCCTTTTTCATTTGCAATTGTTTTTATTGTGCTTGGGTCTAATGGTTTAAGATTAATTATTCTTTCTCCTTCTCTTACAATTTCTGCAAATGCATCTCCGTAGATGTGATAATCTCGGACTAAATTTTCAAGAATTGAATTGAATGAGTCTTTTCCATTTCCTTTTATTGTTCCTAAAAATAATGTAGTGATTGGGTTAGAAGTAAATCCTTTTCCTATTGTCCAAGTTGCTTTTGCGTCAATTGCAATTTTTAATTCAGGAATTGATTTGTAATAACCTAAATATTCTGATGCTCTTTGATTTGTCCATTCTGTTTTTTTCTGTCCTGTTGCAGCGTCGGTTGATTGTGCTGGAACTGAAAAATCTGTGATTACATCTTTCTGTCCTCCCGTCTGTGCTGAATCTAAATTTGTATAAACCATTTTACCATAATTGAATTCCAAAACCTTTACAACTTGCTGTTGCATTACCTATTGAATTTTTCTTTAAATTAAATTTTGCCACAAATGTTGTTCCAGTATATTCTATTGAATGATTCAAATTTAATGATTGTCCAGTTACCCAATTTGCTTCATTATCAAAAGAGAAATCTCCTGTTATTGTTGCACTATTTGAAGTAGATGCACGAAAAGCAACTGCGTGGAAATTTTCAAATCCTGAAGCGATAGTTATTGGAACTGTCTTGATAATTGCATCATCTGTTCTCGTTGTAATTGCTGTAGTAAATGCATAAATTCTTGAATCGTCTGTTGTATTAATCATTCCTCCAAGATAATTTATATTTGTTTTGTTATAAGGATAACTTACCCCAACCGATTCAGATTCTTTACGATATGTAGAACCTGTATTATCACAAGCCATGTAATAAGTTGATCCAGAATTAAGCATTGCCGAAGTAAAACTTGCAGTCAATCCAACAAAACTTGAAGTATACAAAACATTTTTAGCGCTGTCTAAAATATATGCAACAGTTGGAACTGTTCCAGCAGGACTTTTAATTATTAATTGATTAACAGTAATTGGATAATTTGTTGAAAATCTTAATCCTATTCTTTCACTTCCATTTACTGAACTATCATTTATTGTAACTCCATGCGCGTCTGAAGCAGTTATAAAAGAAGAATATCTATCTGTTATAAATGCAGCATTTGAACTTGCGGTGTCTACTGTGTTAAAATAACCAGTTGAATCATTGAAAATGTCTGTGATAATTCCTGTGTAACTTTCAGGAGTAATTGCTGCAGCAATTTGAAGTTGCAAAATATTTAATGCTGATTGAATTGGAGTAAGCACTAAAGCATCTGACTGCGTCGGCAATGCTTCGTAAACTATTCTGTTTCCTTCATATGTTCCTACTTGTCCGTCTTCTGGTGTCGTTGAAAAAAATCCATTGTTAAATAAATCTATTTGATTTAATACCATTATCTTACTCCTGAAACAAGAAACTCATTTGCTTTTTCTTCTTTCAAAATATTTATTGTTCTCAAGTAGCCGTCTCTTAAAACATTAATCATATCTTCGGCGACTATTCTGCTTGGAAATCCAGCCATATCATAATTTATTACATAAATTGCTGCGAGATTTGTTGCTGCTTCTTTTAATAGATTTCTTGTAGTTGCTGGAAGTGTTGCAAAACTTGCGGTGTCAGTTGCAAATATTTTACGCGCGGAAACATTTATTTCACTTTCTGCTTGTGCGACATAACTATTCACATATGCTTCAGACGAACTTGTAGTGCTTTTTCCTAATCCTGCTTTGTATCCTACTTCTGCTGTCGTGCAATAAATTCCTGTATCTGCCATTTGATTATATTAACTCCACTCGTAATAAAGATTTAAATGTTTCTCTTTCATACACCAGGCTAAACGAATTAACGCTTCTGCAATGTGCGTGTCTGAACCTTCAATTTTTAATGTTCCGTCCTCGTAGATTGCAGTTATGCTTGATAAAGAATAAAATATTTCATCTTCATTGTAGAGATGTATTTTTCCGCTCTCCATTAATGTTTTAAGATTTATGTAGAGATCAATTTTCATTGTTGTTTTGAATTGCTTTTCTTCATTGTCCAAACT